TTATTGAACATCAAATACTTCCCAATCAGAGAAGAGTTGTTTTTCGGCAGAAGGACAAAATTTTGAAGAAAATCAATCAATTACGACATCTTCGCACTCCAAATAGGGATAAAAGGTTTCATAAAGTGAATCATGTTGCTCATTCCATCAAACAAAAATATAATATTTATTATTCTTTCTTGCTTTTTCATAGTCAGAGGGATCACAGAATCAATCTGAATCATTTTTGCATAGCTCATATAATTTTTGATAGACAGAGAAAGGCATAATTCTTACTAATACAACATTTCATCGTAAGTGACTATAATCAGGATTGGGCATCTCAAAAATGAGGGCAGGATGAACTATTCCCTCTTGACTTGGAAATCATGGATGTTGTTTTTGATATATTCTTACCCCTTTCCAAGCTTTTCCGAGTTTTACCTGAAATCCATAGACTTCATTCCTATAAAGAAGCTCCTCTCCTGTCATAACAATAACCTCATCTTTATTCTCTTCAGTAATCAAAGCTACTGGTCCATCATATCAGCTGAGATATTCAGTTTGTCCAGAAAAAATTGGATCAGGAAGTTTTTCACCACTAATTTCCGTTCAAACCTCTCCACTAAAAGAATCATTTCAAGAAATAGCTGGGATATCTATCTTTGTGATACGGCAAAAAAGAAACAATACGACAAGACTAAATAAAAAAAGAAGGAAATAGTTTTTCATTTTAGAGGAGAGGATGAGTAAGTAAATTCGATAGGTAGTATAGAGGAATTACAAACAAAATCAAGTAAAAAAACTTCTCCCTCCTGAATACAAGAAAGAGAAGTAAGCTCAAGAGATTAAGATTTTTTCCTCATTATGCCCTCAAAAGTAAGATTAGAAATAGAGTTCTGAAGTGTTTTAGAATCAATTCTAGTCATGGTCATGCCGATTGCATCTTTCTTTTTCCCATTTTGGTGTGCTATTCTAACAAAGTTACTACCAACCTCAATAATAACACCAATATGACCGGCACCAGTACTTCCACCGCTCCAACAAACAGCATCTCCAACCCGAGGCTCTTCTGTTCCATTAACATAAGCTTTAAAACCGAAGTTAGAAGCATTATTATACCAATTTATAGCAGTACCTACCGAACCTATGCTCATCTTGTAAACTTTAGCATAGTATCGCTTACAGAATTCCACACATTGATATTTAGAGGGAGCTACTGCTTTATAGATTGGGACATTATCTACAAATCCCATAATCTGACCATTTGTAGATCGAGAAGTGAACATAGGACTTGTCCATATCATAATAGGATAGCTAAAAAAGCGATCATTTCCAGAAATAATCATAGACCAAATGTTCAATACTCCTCTCTGGGAAGTATTGCTACTATTCAACGGTATGGAAACTGGAATATAAACGGATCGATCTCCTACATGAATTTCTACAGATCCCGCTGAAGATGCATAAAGAGAGCCTATTTTAATATGAGCAGTTCCCGCTTGAGTAAAAGAACTTCCATCAATTCGCTCAATTTTAACCGAATAACTACCATAATTATCTACCAAAGATGCTTGAAAATAACCTCCAATGTATTGTCCTCCATAACCGGGATAAGTAGATCCATCTGGACTACTTGCATAGGATACACTAGGATCAGGATAATAAGTCCATCCAAAAGATCCATTGGAAGCCATTACTCTTGTTGATAGAGCAGGAAAGTCTTGATTAAGGGTTCCTTCATCTTGCTGAAGAGCCATAGGTTCATAATCACTCTTATCACAGGAAGTCATAACTCCTGCAAACATTACAAGCACTGCAAGCAGTGCAAAAATTTTTGTTTTCATACTTTTGTTATTCGTTTTGAGTATTGAAGTGGCAACACTCGGTTTTGTTTTAAGTTCCAGTAGTCCACTTCCTACTGTTTTGGAGATCATGAGTAACAAAGTCATCCCCTAACTTCAGAAGTTCAACTCGCTATCGCAAGGCAAACTTCAGATTTTCTTTTCTGTTTATTTTGTTGCAGAAGCCGTTATACTCTTTTAGAGTGCTATTGCAAGCCCCTTATCTAAAAAGCATCTAAACTTCTCAATTTTCTCTTGCAATCCTCACTGAGCTACAATTAACTTAATAGGCAACAAAGACAGTCTGACCAAAAAGCAAGCATTTATTGGAGATAATGAAAGGAAACTTATCAAAGGATTTTAGAGCAAAGAAAAAATCCCTCATGAAGAGGGACTTGTTTATTTTCAAAGGATAGTAGTCAAAGTGATTCAAAGGTTTTTACATTGCTTGAGTGGAAGCTTCTTTTGCTTGAGTTTACACTCTTCATTCTTTGGACAAAGGTTTTCTCGATGGAAACAAGCATTTAATCTCCATGATCCATCTTTTTGAAGCTCATATTCAGGAGCAAGATAATGATTCTCTTTCTCCATATCTTTGGGAAGCGTATAGTAAAGTGTATGATTACGAAAAGTGAGAGCTAACGCATTGAGCATCTCATAGTTATGAAACAGTTCCCGATCTGGGACATCAATCGTTATAAAAGGCTGCCAGTGCGTATCTCCCTTTTTGAGAATTCCTCCATCTTCTGAAAACAAATAATCACCGACTGCTAGTAGTCCTCCAGGCACTCTACCAAAATTATCTAAAGACACGAAATGTCCGAGGGGTTCTGCATCCGTTTTAAAAGTTCCTCTCTTCTCTTTTTTTAAAGCTTGCCAAACCTCATTAAAACTAATTTTAGACTTTATAAATTTTCTTCCTAGCACCGTTCTCAACATATTTTCTCCGATTCGCTTCATCTCTTGAGTAGAGCCTGACAGTTCCCAATTATGAAAAAAGGATTGAAGTTGTTGATGAAATTGATCTTTATTAGGGGCTTTCTTATATAGCCAAGCTGTAATATCTATAATATTATGAAAGGTATCAGATAGCTTATCCCATGCTTCAGCAGTTCCAGAGTAATAGCTGAGATCTACCTGCTGATACGGTGAAGGAACAAACTTCATCAGATTGCAATAAGGAAGCCAAAAAGGATCAAAATTACTTCCTTTCTTCAAATGCTCTCCTTTTAAGCAAGCAAGCTGAAGAGATAAGTGGAGATCGTTTGTCCCTCCATAGAACTCATCTATGGGAATAGGGAAAAAATATTGATAATCCTCGTCTTTTGCGAAGAGTGAAAAATTTAGAAATCAAATCACCAGCATAATACCTAGAAATATCTTCCTCATCGTATAAAGTATATAATAAATCTTTGAAACAAAGTAAAGGAGGAAGTAAAACACCCCCCCTCCTTATTGTGCAAAAGTTATCAGAAAGTTTCATCTACCGCCTTCCTTGATGACAAAGGCTACTGGAAAGATTCGATTATCTCCTTTTATTTCATTAACTCCTTTAACTATTAATTGACTAGAGCCACTTCCATCAAAGGTAATAATATTGTTAAGTAAGCATGAAAATTCATCGGAAAGAATCTCTCTTGCTTTCTCATGAGTAAGACCAACATATGGTTTTCCTTTTGTAGGTCTTGGTCCATGTACAACCAACAATAATATAACTTCACATTTCCCATCACCATCATCATCTCGTAGTCCAACAAAAGTTCGTCCAACTTCAGTAGTCATACTGTTTCCATGATCATACACAAATCCAGTATAAACTTTTTTTGCAGATTCAAGTAGTGAATATTGAATTGAAGATTTTCCAATGGAAACAGTTTTTGCATACTGATTTTCATCATCAATAATCAATGCTAATTTTTCATGCTTTCTATCTGCTTGAGAACCTCCATTCCCGTAAGAGAACATAGCTCCCCCTTGCTTTAAAGGGAAAGGAGTTGGACATGGATTTTGTTTATCATCAAAGTAACAAGCATTACTGCAAGCAAAAAAATCTCCATATGAATTCCAAGTTGAGATTGATTTCCTTGTAAACTTAGCATCGCCAGTTCCTGATCCACTAACAGGGGAATCAAATACTACTCCCATCTTTGCTCCTTGTTTGAGATTCACAGCAATTACCCATATAGTTTTTCCTTTTTGATTTTTTTGTAAGGCTTGAACTCCTACTCCACGATTCTTTTCAAACCACCCTCTTGGGATTGATGAAATCGCTGGGTTAGAAGCTCTTGTAGTTGCCTTTTCAACCACATTGTTTTGTTCAACACTTGACTCAACCTCTTGGTATTCCAAGAGGGAATCATTCTTATCACACGAGCTCACTGCAAATACAAACATTACGGCAAGCATTAAAATAATGAATTTGTTTGGATTCATAAATTTTTACTTTTTTTAATTGTTAATGATCTCTTCTGATAACTTTTGCGAGAAAAAGTGTATTCTTTTAAGAGCCAAATGCAAGCCTATTTTGAGAACTAAGGTCTTAGAATCCTCAGAGGAAATTGACTTTTTTGAAGTAGCTATTAAAAAACATCTTTTCAAAAGCTTGATTTATTTATCTTTAGAAAACCTAAAAAATAAAAGACAATAAAGTAGAAATCTATTTATAAAAGACGAAGAAAAGACCGAGAAAGAAAAAAGAAAAATGAAAAAACTTGATTTATTTTTATAAAACCCTAAAGTGAACTTTCAGATTTATTTTTTTTACAAAAAAACTGATGAATTACTATACGCGTTCTTTAGAAGAACATAAAAAACATAAATGAAAAGTCTGAATTACTTCCCGTGTTCCTTTAGAAACAAGAGAAGATCTCTCTACTTATTACAGTCCGTGAGTTGCTCAGCCCTGCCTAGAGATCGCAGAATATCCAGAAAAGGCTTATGACTACACTTGGAAAAGCAGAAGTGTTGCTGTGGTGAGTGATGGAAGTGCTGTTTTGGGGCTTGGAAATATCGGAGGACTTGCGGGATTGCCAGTGATGGAGGGGAAAGCTGTGCTGTTCAAGGCTTTTGGTGATGTAGATGCGATTCCTCTCGTGCTAAATACTCAAGATCCTGATGAAATTATTGCGACTGTAGAGCGTATTGCTCCGACTTTTTGAGGGATTAACTTGGAAGATATTGCTGCTCCTAACTGCTTTTATATTGAAGAAGAGCTTAAAAAAAGACTCAATATCCCTGTTTTTCATGATGATCAGCATGGGACGGCTATCGTCGTGCTTGCTGGACTCATCAATGCTCTGAAAATTACCAAAAAAGAACTCTGATCGCTCAAGATTGTTATCGCTGGAGCAGGTGCAGCAGGACTCGCCATAGCGACTTTGCTTAAAGCCTATGGAGCTAAGCATCTTATTATTACCGATTCTAAGGGCTGTATCCATGCCGAAAGATCAGATTTGAATGCTTATAAACTCGCTTGGACAGCTACAAATCTCAATAATGAACAAGGAAGTTTAGCTGATGCACTCGTGGGTGCTGATGTGTTTATTGGCGTAAGTAAGCCAAATTTGATCACAGCCGAAGAAGTAAAAACGATGAATCCTGATCCAATTATCTTTGCACTTTCCAATCCCGAGCCTGAAATCCTCCCTACTGAAGCTGAAAAAGGCTGAGCAAGCATTATTGCAACCGGAAGATCTGATTTCCCAAATCAGGTGAATAATGTGCTTGTATTTCCAGGGCTTTTCAAAGGAGTTTTGGAAGCAAGGATTCCTCAGATTGAAACTAAACATAAACTTGCTGCTGCGAAAGCACTTGCAAATTTTATCAAAAACCCTACAAAAGAAGAAATTCTTCCCTCAGCTCTAAATAAAGAAGTTGCAGAAGTTATTGCTCAAGCAGTTAAACTCGCTTAATTTATTAGAAATTTTCGCTATTCATGTTCAATTTTACTCCAAAAAATCTTATCTATATCAGTATCTCTCTTGGAGTAATCGTTTTGTTGACTACGCTTGGGATTATTCTTTTCCCGAAGGCATTCAATAGCTGTGATCAATTTTTTGCTTTTAAGGGGAAAGAAAGAAAACGAAAAACAGGAGTAGCACTCTTTATCAATAATGCCATTACTCCGCTTACTGTCAGTATTTTCTATCTTTTGATAGGTGCAATACTCCTCATAATGAAAGAAATCAGAATTTTTTCTATTGGTTTGACGAGCATTGTTATGGGGACAATAGGATTTTGGACTGTTAAAAGAATTACTCAAAGACCAAGACCAGAAAAGGCAAAAATTCATTTCAAAGATTTTAGCTTTCCAAGTGGACATACAACCGCAGGATTTATCTTCTTTCTAAGTATTGCAATCGCAATTTCTTGGATGATTGGATTGGAATATCGTGAAACCGCCTTTACCCTTGCTCTCATATTTTGAAGCATTGTTGGATGGAGCAGATGGTACTTGCATGTACATCGGCTAAGTGATGTTATCATTGGAGCATTGCTAGGAACAGGATGTTTTCTCTTTTCCTATCTGCTTTTTTTCTATTTTTGAAATGCAGTCATTCATGCACTTGAACAAGTATTTTTTAGCTTGTAAAAAGCAATTATGTTTGATGTAATCATTATTTGAGCTGGTGCAAGCGGACTTTTTTGCTGAATGCTTCTTCCTAAAGATCAAAAAAAGCTGATTCTTGAGAAAACAGGAACTATTGGTTCTAAAGTTCTTCTTTCTGGGAAAGGAAGATGTAATTTTACAAATACTATGGTTGGAAAAACTCATTATCTTGGAGATCAAAGAGAAAGACTTGATCAGCTTTTTAAGCTATTCTGAGCCCAAGAAATGATCAAATTTCTCACGGACAATGGAATAGAAAGCAAGGAAGAAGAGAATGGAAGAATGCTTTTAAAAAGCAACAAATCTCGTCAACTTGTAGATTTTTTTATCCAAAAGAATCACGAAAACGGGACAAAAATACAAACTGAAACTGAAGTATTAGCCATTGAAAAGGAAGCTGATCATTTTCTTATCAGGACGAAGACTGAAATTTTTACCACGAAAAAAGTCATCCTTGCAAGTGGAGGCTGTTCTTTTCCTAAAATCTGAGCTTCAGAATTCACTTTTTCTTTTGCTAATCGCTATCAACTCAAAACGAAAGCACCACAACCCGCACTCTGCGGAATAACAGTCCAGGAAAAATTAGATCAACTTTCTTGAAGTAGTGTTTTTGCAAAAATTCAAGTCCTTGAGAAAGAAAAAATCCTTCTCGAAAAAGAAGGGACTGTACTTTTTACACATTGGGGAATTTCTGGACCAGTAATTTTCAATACTTCTCTTTGGCTTGGTTATCATTATGAAAAAAACTTTAAAAACCTGAAAATCAAACTAACAATTCCAGCTGATCAAATAACAAAAAGACTTCTTTCTTATCTAAAAGCTCCAAAAGGACTTAAAAACTATATTCTAACTCTTAGACCAACAAACCTAAGAAGCCGAGATGAAGCAAAAGTTATGTCTGGAGGAATTCTCTTTGAAGAAGTAAATGATCACTTTGAAGTGAAAAAAATGCCGTGAGCATTCATACTGGGAGAGGCTCTTAATATTACAGGTGAGACCTGAGGATTCAATCTTCAATGGTGTTGGACTTCAGCTTTTTTCTGCTCAAATCACATAAAATAATAGATAATTAATATTATAAGCGGTAAAAAAATACCGCTTTTTTTCTTGCTAAAATATAGTTCTCAACTAGGCTTTGTATTGACGATATAGAGTTTATGCAGTGAAAGTAATCTCGGAGTATTGATAACAGATCAATACTTAAGCAGGGGTGCTTTTACAAGATAGCTAACTCATAAGCAACTTATACTATTACAATCCCCTACTTAAGGTGCACCCCGTCCCGAGTTAGGACATCTTACTTTAAGGACGGAGATTGTAATACTATAGGTTGTTTTTCTTTTCACACCCGTGGGGAAAATTCACCCGTTCCGTATTGGACTGACGAGAGCCCAGAGAGGCAAGGAAGATATGGAGATAGGATTGCAGAAGTGTTCAAGTATTGTTCAAACTCTTTATTTGGATGCTATTATTGTGATGCTTAGATTACTAATTTTGTTAGGTATTCTTGTTGGGTATTTTTCTGTTTTAGGGGAAGATCCAAACATAAATGGAATTTGGACGATATTGGTAGTCTTTACTGCGTTTCTGATAATAGCATCTTTTTCTCAAACAAAAAAAAGAAAAACAAAAATTATTTTATTCCCTTGTTCTAGATAGATGCAGGGATGGGTTAAATTGCAGAGATCTATTCTGCAACAAGCAGTTTGGGCAAAACCGCCTGAATACTTAAAAATCTATACCTATCTCGTAGTGTCTGTTGATAGAATATCAGGAGAGTTTTATACAAACTATCAGACTATATCGGAAACCTGCGGAGTAAAAAAAACAGTAGTAGACCACTTCTTTCGCTGGGCGAAAGAAACTTGACTGCTAGCAACTCAAAAAAGAGTTGGCGGAATGCTAGTAATCCTTTATCTCAATTCAGGTTTCTTCTCCTTTGATGATGAATCTGATGGAGAGAAAACAGTCAAAAATCCTGCGATAGCGATTGCGACAGCAACTGCGACAAAAAAAACAGCAGAAAAAGAAGCTCAAGAATTAGAGAAAGGTAATACTAAAAATCCACCAACTGCGATAGCGATTGCGACAGCAACTGCGACAACAAAAAACAAGAATATTCCTACTACCGTAGGAATAGATAAAGCTAAAGCTTTATCTGTTAGTAGAGAAGATATTACTTCTTTCTTAAAAAACATACAGCCTTGACAAATCTTGAAATTGTGATGAAAAGAATATTGAGACTCTGAAATCAATGAATGCTTAGCAATTATCAAGGCTGCTAATGGAAACACGATTGAGGGAACACAAAAATCCAATAGGCAGTTTGCAGGACATCTCCTCTCACTGCTGAGGAAGGAGGAAAATGTTATAACAGGAAGCTACACTCGACAAGAGGTATTGGCAACACTCCTTAAGGTTATCTCTCAGTCTGCAGACACCTTCTGGCTTCCCAAGATTGCTTCTCCTGAGCAAATCTACAGAAATCTGAACAAGCTCAAAGCTTTCGCTAAAGCGTATGTAGCGAAGATAAGAGCTGAACAGATGAAGGAAACAGAAAAAAAATCCTGATTTACTTCCTTCTAGTTCGTTATGGATACCGCTATCAAACTCTATCAGCCATTAACTCATGTCCTCCTCAAGGATGGAAGAGTATTGCGAACAGAGAAAACGCCTGAAGAAATCGGTGCGTATATCTATGCCAATCCTCATATCGTGCTTGAGGGAGAGCTGCACTCTAAGTTCGATATTGTGAGTGCAAGAAGGATTATGGTTGATGATCTAGAGAGCTTTATTCTTAGCCAACCAGAAGATATCAGACACAAAGTCAGATCTAAACAGATCCGACTTAAAGAAACTTTAGGTCAGATTATGACCTTAGACTACGCAAAAAATTATGTAAAAAATCACTGTTAGCTTTTATTCTTTATGCACTATTATCATGTGAATTATCAGAAAAAACGAAGTAAACGGAACTTTTGTAAAAATTAGATCAAAAACTAATCCGCATCTCTTTATCTCCACCAAAAATGAGAAAGGAGAATGGATTGATGAAGATATTTCTGCTATTGAAGGAAATATCACAGGAATTTACTTCAAATCACACACCTCTTCCGAAACAAAAAAGGAAATTGAGATGGTGAACATAAAAATTCAGGATTGAGATGACCTTTTTATTTTGCAGTCTGCGTGGACTTTCGCCCTCAGAAATATTGCGAACTGTGTCCTAGGTTGTTGAGAAAAACTCGGAAAAGTCAGAATCGGAGTCTATGGAAAGCAAAATGGAGATAAAATCTTCCCTGCAATTGCTTTCAAAAATAATTGAGAAAGAACTAATTGGCTCTTGGATATTGAGCAACAAAAAGAAATGACTACTGCAATTACCAATACAAAGACAGGGGAAATCCAGTCTTATGACTATTCTGATCTCAACGAATTCTTCAAAAAAAAGCTCATTGAGCTTAATAATCGCCTTACTGGTGGACAAGATGAGGAAGATGATCTTGATACTTTTTTAGCTGAAGCAGAAGAACCAAAGGCAGAAGAACCAAAGAAGGTTAGTGTTGCAGAGACGATCAAATCAAGAACTAGTGAGATTGTTGATGACCTTCCCTTCTAAAGCCGATGAGCTGGTGGAGAAACTCAGGAATATCAATCCACTCCAAGCAGCTCGTGAAAAGATCGGCAGCCGAAAGAAAAAAAAGAAATCTGACCCTCCTCGCAGGTTATCCAAGAGGAGGATGTATCGGATCAAGCACCCTGATTTATATCGTAAATGGTGAGAATAATGCTGTTATTTATAGACATAGAAACCGTTACAGAAACCAATAATTACCTCAATTATCCTAAAAGGAAAGTTTGGGCAGAAAAATACTGCAGCGAAAAAGTAGGTACCGAAGAAGAATGGTACTATGATAGAGCTTCAATTCATGCTGAATTTGCGAAAATTGTTTGTATCTCGGTTGTTGCGAGGAATACCGATCGCTCTATTAAAAAAATCTCCTTTTGTGGAGATGATGAAAAACAAATCTTATCAGACTTCTTCCAACTCTTAGATTCTGCTCCTACGGCAAACCTTGGAGGACATAATGTAAAAAGTTTTGATATTCCGTTTCTCTGTAAAAGGGCAATTATCAATAGCCTTAAGATTCCAAAAGTTCTGGATTATGGAACTTATCCAGCGTGGAAAATGGACGCAGTCGTGGATACGATGGAACTCCGAAAGAGATCAGCTTTTTTGTCTACCTCATTGGAGCTTATTGCTGTTTGCTTGGGGTTAGAAAGTCCAAAGGGAAAGATGAGTGGAGCTGAAGTATCAGCGATTTATTGGAGATCTTTCTATAATGGGATTGAACAAATCCATCAGATAAAACTCAAGGAAATTGCTGAATATTGTGAGGACGATGCAACGACTTCGCTTCTTATCTATGAGAAAATTTGCGATCCTGATAAAGAACTCATTCCTGCTACTCCTGGACTTTTTGATGCTCCAACAGGAAACACAAAAAAAGCAATTCTGACAAAAGAAACTATTGAACAGTTGTTGACGGTTGATTACTGCAAGAACTTTGCTTCCTACGAAATACTTCTTGAAAAAATGCAGTCAGAATACGAGATTGCTGAAGAAATACTCTGAGTTCTGAAAGAGGAACGAAATAAAAAAAGTTGCGGTTTACCCTTCTAATTATTGAAAATGATTCAAAGCCCAGATCCACAATATTCTCACCATGTAGAGATTACTTCCCTAGAAAGACCTCCTTTTGACGTCCGACTTAAGGATGATTTTAAAACTAAGTCCAAATGTAAATATTGCGGGAAATATATCTACTGGTGAATAACCAAAAATATGAAAAATATACCCATCTCGCTGATAATTGATCCATGGGGAGCGTACCTCCCTGTTGTACATGGCGAGATATGTAAAAAGAAATTTTAGCCTTTTATGTTTGAAACTATGGAAATTACAGAAAATATCAAAGATCTTGCTTCAGCTTTTTATCTTATGGAACAGTTAGAGACTCCTGAATATCTAGAAGCAAACGGGATTGCTCCTGAGGAGGTAGAAGCTTTCAAAGCTGAAATTACTGAACAAATCAAAAACTATCAAGACCAAGCCAAGTCCTACATCAATTACAAGCTTAAAGAAAGGCAAGAGCTCCTTCTTCCTGTAGCTGGAATTGATGCAGAAATTGAAAGACTGCAAAAGCTCAGGGAATGAATGACAAATAAGGGAGAAAAAATCAAACAATGGATTGATTTCCTTCTTAGAACATTTGGCATTGATAAAATGCAGACCGACCTCCATAAACTCAGCTATCTTGCCTCTCATTCTGTTTTATTTACGGATATTGATCAGATTCCAGATAAATTCAAAACAAAAGAAATTATTGAGAATATCAAAATCAGCAAAGCTGACATAAAAAAAGCTATCAATGCGTGAGAAAAAGTCCCTTGAGCAATAATAGAAACAAAACAGAATTTACAAATTAAGTAAACAGTATGATAACTTTACTAACAGTATCGCTCTCCCTCTGATTGGTAGCTCTCCCTCTGATTGGTAGCTCTTTACCAGATAAAAAATCTGACCCTCTCCCTGAGATTCAAATTAAAGCGGAAGTATCGCAACCAGCAGGGAGAATCATGCATTCAGGCTTCAGCTCTGATGATCCAAGGCAAAGAATGGTAGCAGAAGCCTATGATCTCTGAGGATTGGAGTTCGTAAGTTTGATTGAGTGCGAGAATGGTTTATGGAATCCAAAGGCGGTTTGAGATCGTGGAATGAGTTTTTGACTTTGTCAGCTCAATATCCGCCGACATTGAGAACCATTGGAGGAAGAGCGGAACGACCGAACTTATCAGCTTTCTGTTTGCTACAGGAAGTGGAAATGAGGTACAAAGTTCTACGGACCTCAGAGACTGATCTGAGGGAAGAGATGCTGAAAAGTAGTGAAGGATAGATTTTATTTTTTATAGATTTATAGTATGTCACATTTTACAGTTTTGGTTATCTGAGATAACCCAGAAAAACAATTAGCACCATTCCAAGAGAATAATATGGACGATTGTCCCAAAGAATACCTCAAATACTGTGTTTATGATAAAGATTGAAATAAGCACCGATTTGATACCGAAGAAGATTTTAAAAAATCTTGAATTATTCCAGACGAAGATTGAGGATTCCGAAGTAATCCCAATGCAAAGTGGGACTGGTATCAACTATGAGGTAGACGAGGCGGAATTTTCTCACTAAAAAAAGATGTAGAATTTGATGAAAAAAATATGTGAGACTTCTCTTTTTTGACCCCAATTAGTGAAATTGAAAAATTAAAAAGAGAAAGGAAATGTTCTAAAGCAAGGAAAAGAGATATAGATTTTGAATGAATGTATAAATCAAAATTAGAAAGAGAAATCTGATTCTATAAGCCATTATTTGACGCTTATAATAATCAGTTTCCTATTGTCCCACAAAAGCGGAAGGATTTAGTGGAACAATATAAGGAGAATATCAAGAATGCTAGAGATATCTATGGAGATCAAGAAGAGGTAAAGGAATTTTATAAAAAATGTGAAGAACTAAACATCAGTTTACGAGATACTTTACTTGAAGATTTTGAGTGATTTACCTCAGTAGAAGAATATGTAAAAACCATTTGTCCATGATTTTATACTTTTGCGGTTATAAAAGATAGAGTTCGATATCAAGAAGGAGAAATGGGGCGACGATGAGCAGTATCTGACAGGAAATCTCCTAAAGATCGAGCATCAGAATTCAAAAAATTATTAGAAGAGCTTCCAGAAGATACCCTATTATCAGTATATGACTGCCATATTTAACTTTTATGCTATTTATAGTATGCAGACCAAAACCACCGCCGAAATCAAAAAGTTCGGCTATGAAGTAGGAGAAGGATATATTCTCCTCGTAAAATTGAGCGAAGAGCTCAAAAGATTAGAGAAAATCTATCGGATTGATATCCATCCACCTAAAGAGGATGAGCAATTGATCAAAGATGAATCCTACCAGAAATTCAGCTTTAAGGGTTTTGCTATCCGCTCACTAGATTTCAAAGAAATCAAGTTCAAAATAGACTGAGAAGCCACCAAAAAGCTCGTAGACCTTAAGGCTCTAGGAGTAGAGAAGGTTGGTATTACTTTATCTGTTGTTGAGTTAGATTAAAAAGCTGAAGTAATATACCATATATACCACACTAGGAAGGAGGATTACGATCTCAGCTCGCTCTATAGTTGAGTTGAAGACCGGGATATACAAGCTTCTTGTATGGTGAGAGAAAGTAGAGAACATAGAGGAGGCATAGCCCCTATCAGGGGCAAAGAGCTATAAGGTTTATTGGAGTTTTCCTTGTGGCTCTCTGCCTCTGATGGCAATCTTTATATCTTATTTTTATTATCATGTACAGAGAATCTAACACTTGGCTCAATTGGGTAATTGGGCTAATTATTACTGTTGTATTGCTCGCAGTAGTTCGACCACTCACAACAGTTAAATCCACAGAAAGAGGGGTTGTTTACAAATTCGGTGCGGTAAACTCTAAGCTCTGAGAGGGGTTGCACTTTGTAATTCCGTTTGTTGAATCAGTAAAGAGGATTCCGATCATCCCACAACAGATGGAAATCTGAATTGCGGTGGGAGATGGTGGAGCAATTACGAAGGATAATCAGACTATCGGTGCTGATATCACAGTCTTCTATAAATTCCCTGATGCAGAAATTCTCAACATTGCAAGAAACTTCTGAACCGAGGTATTACAACAGAAAATCAAGAAGGACACCATAGAAGCATTCAAGCAAGCTATTGGTAGCAAGACTATCTTTGATGTTGCTCAAACTCAGGAAGAGATTAGAGCAAAAGTCAAAGAAGTTGCCGTAGCGAAGATTGGAACTTATCCAATTATTATTGACGATATTAAGATTAGCAATTACGATTGGTCTCAGCAGTTTGACGATCAAATCGCTCAAACTATGAAAATCGCCCAAGAGGCGAAGCAACAAGAACAACAGCTGAAAAAAGTAGAAATTGAGGCTCAGCAGGCAGTAAAAAAAGCCGAAGCGAACAAAGAAGCTGAAAGACTTAACGCCGAAGCGATGGAGCTCAAGGGTAAGGGAGTTAGGGCGTACAATGACGCTATCACAAGCAACCAAAGGAATATGGAACTTGAGATTGAGCTCAAAAAATTAGAGATTGAAAAAATCAAAGCTGAAAAATGGAATGGGCAATATGTTCCAATCAATAACTACGGACCTATTCCTGTGTCTCGAAATAAAACAAACCAGGGCGAATAATTCAGATTTCTTCCCCCTTTTTTAGGGGGTATACCCCAGTAGCTTAAAAAAATAGGATAAAGCTGATAAATACTCCCGATCTTCGGGCATAGTGTGATACGGGTTCAAATCCCGTCTGGGGCTTAATTATAGATTCCTACTATTGTAGGTAGACTCATATATTTTGCCTAGCTAAGCTAGGCTCTATACAGAGGAAGGCTAAGCCGTGAGAGCCTAAAGCTCTCCCTCTGGAGATTTAGATTTAATATCAGAATGAAAAAAATACTAGATGTCTGTTGTGGATGAAGAACATTCCGATGGGATAAGAATAATCCACTAGCTGAGTATATGGACATAAGAAGAGAAGAAGCCTGATTTATCCCTGCGAGACCTAATTTTGAGGTGGATCCAGACTTTGTGGCCGACTTCAGGAACATACCCAAAGCGGACAATTCTTATAAACTCGTAGTCTTCGACCCTCCGCATCTTAAGAATGCTGGAGAGAAGTCTCGGTTAAGAGGTAAATATGGGAAACTGAATAAGGATACTTGGCCAGACGATCTGAAGCAAGGATTCCGTGAGTGTATGAGAGTGCTTGAGCCGTATGGGACTCTCGTATTCAAGTGGAACGAGAATCAAGTTAAGCTCCATGAAGTCCTCAGGGCTATAGACTATACTCCACTCTTCTGAACGAGGAGCTGAAGGAATGGGGCTACAATATGGCTTGTGTTTATGAAGATTTAGATCAGTTTTATTTAATTTATTATTACGCTATGAGACCAATAAAATTCAGAGCTTGGCATTTCAATGATAAAAAAATGTTAGAAGTAGATGAATTAAATCATATCGCCTCTTGGCTTTTTGACTGAATGTTATGAGTAAATGGAGCGAATAGAACTATATGAATACAATGATGAAAGCATAATGATTGTGTCGTTATGCAATCCACCTGACTGAGAGACAAGAACGGAAGAGATATCTACGAGTGAGATATTGTTAATCGAGATGATAAGAGTAATGGGAAGTGGTGGAGATTTGCTGTCGTAGAACTTAACCCAGATATTCAGTTCAATTGCTCGTCAATTAAGGAGGTAGACTGAATAAAGAACTCCTCAGATTATACTTTCCGCTACTGACAATTCGCATATAAAGATACCGAGAACCATCTTACGATTATTGGTAATATATATGAGAATCCAGAGCTAGTCAAACAATAATCAGATTTTTAACCTTTATTTTTTTATTGATCATATCATGAAAATTGAAGAACTTAAAAAAACCCTCGTAGAAAGATGAGGTTGGGTATATTCTGGTGCATTTTGAACAAATCAGATTCTGAATTGAGTTCTTAATAGGTACCTAGAGTTAAAAAAAGAAAAAAAGGATGAATGAGTAAAACCGGTTTCTAGTGCAGACTTAGAAGATTACGATGATTGATTTCAGGTTTGCGAAGAGTTATTTGTTCAGGCAATAAAAGATACTTTTGATAATATCGGTTTTATGAACCGTACTTTCTTCAAAAAAGATTAGTCAGTTTTATTTTATTATAACAAGAAAAATGTGGGAAGATCCTAGAGAAAGAGTGACAAAAATCCTTAAAAGCCTAAAAAATAAAAGAAGACGATTCTCTGAACGAGAATTGGAATGATTGGAAAAATTTATAAGACGAGGTAAAATGCCAATAGACTTTGGATATAAAGATAGGGAAAGGATTACTTGGATTTTACAGTTCTTGGAAAATTGAGAGCCTGAAGGGGAAGAACTAGAAGCCAAGTATCAAGAATACATAGACAAATATAATAATGCAGAATATGGTTATTATCAAGCCGAAAAAGAGATGAAAAACTGCGAAGAAGAAATGGAAAAAAATAGACTCATCAGAGATCTTATCGGTTTAATTTTGCAAAGCTAACACTATGGAACCAATAAAAATCACAGCAAAAAGAGCAGAAAAGCTCATAAGCAACAAAAAAAGGCGAGAAAGCAGAAAAAACAAAGGACTCTACTACTTCAAGGAGGGGCAACTACGGATAGGGATAGATAACACTTCAGGAGACTGTTTCGTTGAGGAGTTCAAAAAACTGTTTCAGTGTCTGCTATGGCTTGATGGATTTGATAGAGAAGAATGCTGACTACCACCACTTTTTTAACTCATTTAGACTTTTTATTTTTTCCTTACATATCATGTTAGACAAAGAATATTCACGAGAACAACTCAATAGATCAATTAAGACCGCCGATAGAATCCGAGGTTATATTCAGGATGCTGTTATGTACCTAGACCAAGAAGAAAAGAAGCAAATATTCTCCATGCTTGCAGACAAAATGAATATCAGAACCGAAGCCAAAGCAATGCTAGAGAAAATTTTATCTTCAAAAAAATCACAATGACAAGAGAACAAAAGCTAGAAGCTATCTATGATGAGATAGATAGAACTATTGTATTTTTTAATCAGTTTTGAGGAATTGAATTTGACTGAGAATGAGATGATTATACATTCCTCCCAATTGTGATTGGTGATCTTATGGAATACTTCAAAAATTCGCGATGATATGTTGGCTGTATTATTGGATTGCGGAATGATTACGCAAATCCGCTATATCTACAGTCAGATGAGTGTGTTGATTATGTTTATTCTTTAATTCCATCGAAATCGATGGAATAAGAAATCAGACTTTTATTTCTTTTTTTATAGATACAATGCAAGAACTAGAAACCTTACTTACCTCTCTTGTGCAGAGAGGTTGGAAGCCTTATGGCAATAAGGCTCTTGATATAGATATTGAAGATGATACTGTAATTATAACGCCTGATAATTTTTTTGCCGATGATCTTGAAGTTAATATAAGGTCTATAGTAAGTCTAGAGAGCTGATTATGGCAGTTTGTATGTAGGAACAAACTATATAAAAAGACTAATGAAAAATTTCGAGAGAGTGTATCTAAAGTCAGCTTAAATACATGATGGTTTGCTCATAATCATCAATACCGACTCCTAGAATCAGCACTGATTCCTGAGGAGGAGTTGGCTAAGTTTTTAGTTAATAACATAACAGTGGAATGACAAGAGAAGAACTAAACGTCATCCTCCAAAAAGAGGGGAATTATAAAGCCTTTGAATATAAAGGCTACAAATGCAGGATCCTGAGAATGGGCGAAGGAATACCTTTTGAATATAGGATGTTTCATCTCTGTGGATATGTTCTCCTAACTAAGGAGGATAAACGATACGGAAAAGATTGAGCAGAGATTCCTTATTCTGTGCATGGAGGGATTACCTATAGTAGCCACAAGCTTCACTTACAACAGGAAGAAGACTGATGGCGGATTGGGTTTGATTGCGGACATGCAGGTGATATTAACATGGTCTTTCGGCTGGGAAGACCAGAATCAGGTTTTACCTACAAAACGATGGAATTCGTGGAGAATGAGCTGAAGCAGCTTGTGGATCAGATTATTGCTGATAAGCAATCAAACACTACATATACTACAAAAAGCGAATAAGTCCAATTGAGAAGCGAAGAAACTCAAGAAAGACTTGAATAAATAGAGATAGTAAGTAAGCTACTAGTGTTATCATTTATTTACTAATACTTACCTATGAACTTTCAAGAAATGAACACTAAAGATCTCCTAAAACTTTTCCAAAAAGAATGGAAAAAATTCGAGAACATGAAGTCTAAAGAAAAAGAACTTGGGGGCAGTAGTTACTTTTCTTCTCTAGGATGCATGAACAGAAAAAAGCTTGATACCCTCTACAAAAAAATGGATCTCTTGAGATCCCTTACTAACGAGATGTATGCTGAGCTGAAGATGAGAGGAGTCGAATGCTAAAAACTCCTTGAAATCCGCCCCATAATCTCTAAAGTATTCATTACTTTGTACACCACCGTCCCTACATACTACGGTGGTTTTTTTACAGAAAAAAATCTGACTGTTTAGGTCAGATTTCTTATTTTTGATTTACTTTTTCTATAACTTTCTGTATCGTTCATAAAAATCACTCCTGAGGAATCCTTTGCGTGGATACCGTATACTCAATAGATGGTAGATCTCAGCTCCTGTATTTTTTGCCAACGATTTTCATTGCTCAGTCATATTGCATCAGCTCGTTATATCCGTTGATGAAAACTTTTACTTGATCTCCAAGCTCTACATCATAGAAGAAAGTATCAGCTACGGAAATAGTAAATTCTGAAATCTGATTTTTATGCTCATTGAGGTAGGTCAGCTCATCCTCGTTAGATTTATTCTCCTCAAGCAAGCCGAAAAGAGCAATAGATTCATCTGCTTTATGTGTTCAGACGCTATTGGTGATATTTTTAGCATCAACAATGAGTTTTGCCTTGTCTATCGTGTTCCCCTCAGGATCGGTAGTATCATAACGAAAATCTTTATAAAGCGGTCATTCTGTTCTATTTCTTCAGATATTTTTCCCTATTTTTAGGGTATCTCCAATAAGGAGAACATCTACCCCCTCTCTCACAAGACTATTGAGAACACTAGAGAATATCGCCTTTTCTCCTACTTCTAGACTTACGGTAGCTCAAACTTCGCAGTCTATCTTAAAAGGGAGCTGTGATTTTTGATTTTGCTCTGCAAAAAGTTCCTTAATCACATTCTCAAGAGGAGCGTTTGTCCGCTTTTTTGCTGCTATAGTCAACCTTTTTTCTAATAGTACCCACCAGCTCTCTGCGATAATTTCTACTTCAGTAAAGCTTGCTTCAACGCCACGAATTACTCAGCTCAAGAGTTCGTATTCTACACCATCTATTAATTCAGTAATTCTAAGGGGTCTCCACATCCTGAGGAGATCTTTTTTGATATAAGGACTTTCTGCATCAAGGGTTAGCTTGACCTGACTTGCTCAATTCAGCTTCAGCTCACAAGAAAGTTCTAAAATATCTTCAATCTGAGCAATACACTCTTTTTTGTCATATAAATAGAGGATAAACATTAGAGCATCACATTAGCAAAATAAATTTTAACCTCAAAAGCAGATTGGAGTCCTCCGTAGAGTGAAGAAACTAAAAATCTTTCTTCTCCTTTAATTGTTGGTCGTTGAGAACCAGCGACTCTGCTTGCTAGGATGTTCTCACCATTTTTGGTTGCTGTTCTTTTTTTGGTATCAATAATGATCGTATCTCCTGCTTGGGCTGGAATATTCAGAGCAAAGAATTTCTTTCACCATTGGATTCTTAGTGGAGCGTGAATCTCCTTTTGAACAGCGATGACAATTCTTAGTGGAGCTTCCATATTCCCTTCTCCTTTACAGAGAATAGCCTTACTCTGGATGTTGAGTGGCTTTCATAGTTTAACTCCGAGCTTAAATCCTCCATAAATTCATTCATTCCCTATCACGACTTTTTCTTCAGAACTAAAGAGTCTTGCATCTTCTGCTTCTAGTACCACTCTAAAAGTTCTTCCGTCTCCATCAATATAGTCATACTCGTCAGTATCATATTCAATTGGAGTCTTAATCTTTACAGGGATTATTCGTTCACGATCCTGCTCGTCTACCACAGTAAAAGGCTTAAATTCTGTCTTTCCCCCTTGTTCTTGGAGGACGAAGAGCTGATCTAACCAATCCATTGCTTTACTTGCCCCTTCTCTTGAATTTGTTAGAACGATTCCTTTGATTTCTATTTTTCTTCCTCTCTGAAAAGTAGGAGAAAGCCTTACCCCATGTCTTCAGTCGATTTTTTTGCTTTCGTCTGAGGTATTGAGCTTTCTCCATTCTGCTTCTGCGAGGACTTCTCGCTCTGCAGTAATCTTATTGAGCTCTTGACCATTATACTTAAAACTTTTTCCTATCATACTCTCTATCAAAAAGAAATAAAAATCTGGTTTATCTCAGCTTTCGTCTTTGCCTATCCAAGAACTCCTCAGCATCAAAGACACTCTGCACATTAATAGTATTATTCTGCTCAATATGCCTAGAATTATCTGTAGTAAATCCACCTTGAGCAAATCCTCTAGTTCTTATTTTCTCCAGCTGATTGAAGGTATCAGCAAACTTGCTTGTCATCCACGCTGGAGCGACTCGCTCATTCTTATGAACTACGCCTGCAATTTCGCTATTTGCACCACTTCCAGTAAATCCTCAGATCGCAAACCCTCTACCTCCTCTGAGTTGTGCTTGCTTTGCGAGTGCAGTCTCAATCTGAGCAATCAGACTTCTATACTCGTTCTTAAGCTTTCCAAGATTCTTGATCTGCAGATTGGTGGTATCGTTGGAGAGCTGATTGAATTTTCTATGAACATCCTCTTCTAGTCTAATTTTTTCTTCTTTTTGCTGTTCTAGCTGGATTCTTTCTCTTCCGAGTTTGAGGATGAGTTCTTGTTCTTCTAGTGAGTAGTTTTTGAGATTCTCTTCTGATATAAGTTTCTGAACTTCCGCAGATGAAGCGAATTTTTGGTCTTGAAAGAATTTGTAAATTTCCATTTCTCTTTCCATTCTCTTTTTTTCCTTCTCAAACTCTTCTTGTTTTCTTCTCTGTTGTTGTTCAAAGTCATAGATTGCCTTTTCTTCAGGGTTGAGCTCGGCTCTTTTCTTTTCCTTATCAATTACCGATTGATCTAGTCCGAGCTTATCTACCGATCCGTTGATAGCTTTTAAGCTTTGTTCCACAGTCAGTTGTTCCTTGAGTACCTCCAAGATCGCTTGTTTTTCTTTGAGCCTTTCTCTGTCATATTCGCTTGTTGCCGTCTCAAGCTCTTGTTGAATCTTCTTTAATTCACTCTGTGCGGTGCTGAGATCAGCTGTTTTGAAAAGCTCTTCAATTTCGCTATAAGAAAGCTTCTGATCTTTCTTATTTTGAGTCTCTTTCTTTAGATCAATCAGAGCTGACTTCCCCTTGCTGAGCTTTTCTTCAAGGTCTTTAGCTTTTTCTACTTGCGACCTCAAAAATCACTCCTTATCAGATTTTTCTTGTTTTTCAAAGTTTTCTATCAGTTTTTTATATTTGATTTCCAAGCCTCTGATTTCATCTCCAAGCTTCTCGTAATATTTTCTGACCTCTTCGGCAGTTTTTTTTGCTGAATCTCTATATTTTTTGTCTGCATCTTCTGCGTCTTTGAGAGATTTTTTCAGTCAATCCATCACTTCTTTCAGCTTTTCTGCTTTTTTAGAAGTTCATGATGAACCTCCACCACCTCCACTTTTATCTTCTAGAGTTGTATTAACCTGCTTTCCTAATACATCTGTTTGAGATAAGAGGTTATTGAAGTCTTCCTGACCTTCGTTTCTATTTTGCAATTGTTGATTGAGGACTTCATATTCTGCCTGAATTTGGTTTGTGCTTTTTACTCATGGTATCCATGAAAAAGTGTCTCTAAAATCCAAAGCCAATTGAGCCCCAAAACCTGATCGGCTTTTTTCTTTTGATTTTTTAAGTTTATCTATTGTTGGTTGTAAGAATGCTAGTTCTTTTTTTAGTTGTTCAACACTTTTTGCTGCCCCAAAAGCTTTATCTGCAATTTCTTGGAGTGCCTGTAATTTTTGCTGGTTGCTGAGTTTAGCATTATTTATTTCTTCTATTTTTGCTCTTGCTTCTTCCAAGCTCATTGTAGTTATCCCTTGTGCTGCTGTAAGCTCTTTGTTTTTTTCTTCTAATTCTTCAAGCTTTTGTTGGTATTCTTCTGCAGTAATAGTACCTCCTTGATATTCCATTGTAAGTTTAGCCATCGCTTCCTTATTTGTATCAATTTCTTTTTGTAGCTCACTATAAGATTTACCTAGATGCTTTGCATAAAGTTCTTGGCGTTGTCGTTCGGTTGTCACACCGAATGCAGCTACTGCTACAGCCCCCAAAGCAGCAGCAATACCCAAAACAGGTAAAGCGGCAGCACCAAGGGCGGCTCCCATTATTGCGGTTGCACCAGCAAGGGCGGTAACCACTCCAATAGCCCCTCATACAACTCCCACAAAAATAACAATCGCCTTTGTGAGCTCAGGATGAGCAACAGCCCATTCTTTAACAGCTTCCACTATGGAAGCCATCCACTTAAAAAGCCCTCCAACTTCTCCAGTAAATAGGCTTCAAATTGCTTCTCCTAGGCTATCAATAGAATCTTGGAGATTAGACCATGCCCCCATCATGGTGTCAGACTGTTTTTCCATCAAATTCGCAAATTTCCCTCATTCGCTACTCATTGTCTGAAAAGCCTTCTCTACATCAGCGAATCAGATTTTTCCAGCTGATACCATATCTTTAATCTTACTTTCAGCAACGCCCATATTTTTCGCTAGTTCTTGGATGATTGGAACACCAGCATTGATGAATTGTTTAAGATCGTTCCCTGTAAGCTTAGTTGCCGACTTTACTTGTCCGTAGGCATATGCGACTTGTTCTATAGGGACAGACAATCCAGCAGATACATCTCCAAGAGCTTTAAGTGTTGGGATAATTTTATGAGCCTCTATTCCATAGGCAAGAAGCTGTTTTGCTGTTTGTCTTACTCCTGTTAGCTCAAATGGGGTATTTGCAGCGAAATCAGAGAGGTCTTGCAACATTTTTCTTGCTGCTTCAGCACCTCAAAGCATAGTTGTAAAAGCAACATCCGCTTGTTGGAGATTTCCAGCGAGAGTATACGCTCGTCATGCTGCAGTGCTGAGAGCTTTCGTCACTCCTAGCCCAACGAGTGCCTTGAGTCCTCCTCAGAGGGATTGCTGGAGTTTACTTCCAGCTTTATCTCCTGCATTCCCTACTTTCTGCTCAATATCTTTAGCAAGTTCGCTTGTAGCCTGCTTTTGGTCAAGCCCCTTTTCTATTCCTTTACCTAGTTTTTCTCCCGCAATATCTCCTCACTGCTTGATCTGATTTTGAATATCTCTCGTAAGTTTTTCTATGCTTCAGTTTTCTAGTTTTAGCCCTACTCCAAGCTCTCCGATATTTACCATACTTACTATAAAAAAGTTAAAAATTCTTATTGTAAGCTCATTGTTTTTTCTGTTCAATCTCAAGGTCAAATATTTTCTCAAAAAAATACAAAATGATTTGCAATTTTATAGAAAATATATAATATATTGTATATACAAAAGGTATGATATTTTTATACTGGAGGAACATAAGCAATGCATATCAGATATGATCAAGAGAAAGATGAACTTTTAAGAAGGACTAGAAATATTGGTTTTGAAGATGTGAAAGATGCAATAGCGGATTGAAACTTCCATATCAAGCCAAATCCCTCAGCCTGAAGAGAGCATCAAGATATGATTATCTTTCTCTATAATAGCTATCCTCACTGTTGCCCTTTTGTGTATGAAGAATGAGGTATATTCCTCAAGACTATCTTCCCAGTTAGAAAATATCTTCCTTTATTTGCTAAAAAGAAAGAAAATGACAACTAAACTTATCAAAGGATCAGAAATTCCACATCTTGTAGACCAGCAATTTGCTCATTATGAATTTACTCCTGAAGAGGTAGCAGAAATGGAGGCAATGGATGTCTTAGCTTCTCTACCTCCTGAAAGAGAACAGTTCCTGAAACATCAATTACAATCAGCTGTAAAAATAGAAAGAGCAAAGAAAAAAGCTGTAAATATTAGGCTTTTTGAAGCAGATATTGTAAGATTTAAACAAATGGCTCAAAATGAGGGGATTCCCTACCAAACGCTGATTGCTTCAGTTCTGCACAAGGTCGCAAACAAAACGGTATCTGTTGTTGTGGATTAGAATAATTTAACTGGTTTTCTTATACTGAAAAACACTAGCTCCAGTCTAGTGTTTTTTTGCTTTCTAGTTAATTTTTCTTTTTCAAAAAACACGCCCCAAATGGAGCGTGCCTGGTATCTAATCAGACCCTAGCTTTATTCAATCTTACCGCTAAACCTGAGAGCTCTAGCAATCATCAATGAAGCGTGATACCTCTTGACTGGTTCATCCAATCCAACCTTGCTCTTAATAATTCACTGATCAACTGCGATGTCAGGAATAAGTTCCTCTTGAGAAGTTCTACCATACAAAGCAACAAAGATCATCTTGAGGAACCATTTCTTGGTTAGCGGTCAGTTCACTGAGCTGACAACTCCAAGCTCAAGAGCTTTCTGGATTGCTTTATTGTCATCAAATTCGTTGTGGAAAGCTCTCATAACCATAAGAACAGCGTGGAGCTTGATCAGTGTCTCGTTTGGCAACTTTCCATTCCATATATTCATCTCCACCATTTTTTCGCTATCTTTGGAGTCTACCACTACCTCAGGCGTTGCATTCTTCTTGTCTATGATGGCTACGATGGAGTAAAGCCACTTTTGTTTGTCAAAAGGAGTGTAAAAGAACCCCTTATCACCCCATCACTCAGTCCAAGAGTTTGGATGATGATATTTTTCGTTATCAATACCAGTCAATGCAAACAGATGACCAGCATTTGCGTCCTTATCTGGAGTTAGCATATGACTCACTCCAGTCTGGTGCCATCTGATATACCTTGCTCAAGTATAGCACATGTGTTTTTTACTGAGGGCTAGCCTCACTTCAGCAGGAGTGGAACAGAAATAATAACCCTGAATGTATCAGAGATCCTTCATTAGCTTTAAGGCTCAGCTCATACTCCAACCGTTCTTCCCTCCGTCTGGAATGATTCAGTTTTTGATAGCCTCTTTCCAAATTTTCATCGCATCCAAAATCGTCTTAGAGTCAAACCAATCCGCCTCATTCTCCGCTTTCGTGATACCGAAAACTGAGCAGGCTCACTCTGAGCCTTGATCAAGAATTGGAGTGTTATTATACACGATTTTTTCAGGTAAATCCGCTTCTCCTGTGTATTCCTCCATCACGGTTGCATATCCTGGAATATGCAGATAGTCTTCAGGAGTAAATCATTCAGTATCGTTACTGATAACTTGAGTTGTTAATTCTTTTTCATCCATTAGTATAGGTATAAAATATAAAAATCTGAATTATTCAGCTTTATTTTTTGGATCTAATCTTGGCTTCATGATCTCTATAATTTTCTTGATCACTAATTCAAAAGCGTCAATCTCTGGCAAGCTTTTCCCTGTATTGATACAGTAGATATGCCCTACGATAGAATATCCTTCAGCGAAGATCAATATTCCCATAATAGAATTGATGATAGGTGCTGTATTGGTAAATCCAGCCCCCTTCATCACGATCACGACGATCAAAGGCAACAAAAACTTTGATACTTTTTTGAATACACCTCTTGTAGCAATACTAGATTTGACCTGTTCTCTATTGAGGAGGTAGGCATCTGTTACTCCTAGGATAAAGTCTAAAAATAGCACGATAGCAAAGATCGTCAACGCTTCTCAGCTAATACCTAGCCAGCTAATCAGTCCAGCAAGCCCAAGTCCTGCAAGGACTCCTTTAATTTCATTCATCTTTTTTTAATCATAAGAAGTAAAAGTAATAATAGATTCTCTGCAGTGATCCTTGTCCAACGAATCCAGGATCCAAACCACCGCACGGCCAACCAGAGTCAAAGTTCAGGTTTCTTGGTTTTTTCCAAGCACAGAACTTATGGTCTCCTGCACCTTTCCAAACTTATATCAGCTCGAAGTTATCAAACAGCGGTTGAAGAGATCACGGCAGACCGAGTTTCCTATCTGGTCAATACCAATAGCTACACTACGGAAGATCCCTCAGAGGTATCAGAGCCCCTTCTTGCTCGGAGAGTTTTTACCGGAGGGGATAAAAAACCTGAATCAGATTTCCCCTAGTGTCCATAAGATCCCCAGCGGTAGCAATAACAGAGCCAGAGCCAAGGCTACGAGGAGCAGAATGAGGCTATGCAGTAGGTTTCTCATCTTTTTTTGTAGCATATAAAGCCTCTACTTCTGGAGGAAACTTAATCCCAGCATCCTTCCATTTTTGGTATTCCGAGCGAGGAAGGTATTCCTTGACGTCTGTGATATCTATGTGTGAGAGGTAAGTAATACCGTCTTTGGTTATGGTCTGACTCTGAGAGTATGCAAGCCTGACAGCTACGAGCTTATCCCTAAGCTCTTGACTGGAAAGGATGAGAGAATAAGGAATCTCAAATGTGACATAGTGTGGATCTTTGGGTTTGTTAGCCTCTAGCCAGGCTTCATATTCTGCATAATCTACGAGCTCAGTACTTTGTCATTCTGACAAAATCGGCTCAAGATCTGAAAATCACACCGTTAGTCATTTTTCTGTTATCTTATACATTGGCAATACTTACAAACAAATAAAAGACAAAATCTCCATAGAGGCTCAACCAACAATTTGTATAATAATTTCTCACTTCCTAACAGGGAATAATAAATTCATATTCAACCCAAGTCATCAGTTATTAAGTGTTTTTTCTAAAACTACCTTATTATCAATAATTATCTTTTCTCCATAAGATCAAAAATTCATATTACATTTAGCTTCAATAAATCAGTCTGATGGAGTTGTTAGTTTTGTTGTAACATTTCCTGCAATAGTTTTATTCATTGGAATTTGATGCGGAATCGCCACAACACGATCCTCTATAAAGCCAAAATACGGCATAACGACCATCTCTCAAATTTGTTTAATTTCTTTTGGCACATATTTTACCCCATGAGAGTGAGGAATAGTCTTAATGAATATTCAAATAACATAAAATGATCTCTCAGTTATATTCATATCATACTGTCAATTCGGAATAACATCCATCATAAAATTATTGACACTAGACAGAGAAGGATTTGTTTGATTTGTTAATATCATGAATTTAGTGTCTCGCTCTCAGTGCTTGAGAGCACCAATTCCATCATTATACCCCATAACTCAACCAGTTCAGCCCCAAAACACTCTAACATTATTCCTTCCCGAGTTACTCTTTTGTTTATATTTCATCCTAATCTTTTGCCCTAAATGAAATTCACTATTAAGAGCGACAGGATTCCTAGTAAAATTCCCTGGATTCACAGAAACATGTGATCTATCTTCATAGAGGTCATAACTTTCTTTTACTTTCGTGAAAAGTTTCTTTAAGATACCATCAGAGGCTAAATACGGCATTACTTTTTCTCTTCTCCATTCATCTTTTGTTGAATCTTTATAAACAAAAGAGAAAGCTTCAGAAATTTGTGTTGAATCGCAATAAATCCTGAAATAATTTGTTTGACTAGTGCTATTCCCATATGGAGATAAGACTAAAACCATCTTTGTACCAAGAGGCTGCTTTACGATTGAATTTGGCGTAATTCTAATTTCTCTTTTCTGGTCAGAAACTGTTCAAACACTACAATCTGTAAGCAAAGTTTTTCTCTTTCGGTAAACCTCTGTCGCAGAAACCTCAACTTCTTCTGCTAGATAGATACTCGCTTGAACTGCAGTACTGAAGACTCAGACTCTATCTAAAATTACATCAAAATAGGTCAAATTTTCCCCGTTGGCTATCATTTGGAGTTCTACATTCCCATTTTCTGGAGCTGTACCGAAGATAATGGGGACAGTACAGTCTTCCTTCTTTGCTGATTCTTGTAAAATGAGGCTATCATTCAGACCGTACCTCTCTCCAATAATTCATTTTTTAGCTAGGTGATCATTACTACCAGACTCTAGCTTCCCCACTTTCTGTTCTTGGGTGGCTACCTTCTCTTCTAGAGAAGTAGTCCTCTGAGCGATCTGACCGACCTTTGGGATCAGGTTTCTTTCATCTTTTGCTACTCAGCTCGTAACTGAGGCAAGAAGAAGAAAATTCTGACTAGGTACGGACGGTCAGGTTTTTATGCTCGCTATTCCTGTACCATCTTCGGCGTTATTTCCCCCAAAATCAATCTTACTCTGATCTACTTCTATATATACCTTATAATCTCCAGTAGTAGGGAGATCAATCATTTCGTCGGATTCAAAAAAAGCAAGAATCTTTTGTCCGTTAGATCTCACTAGCGGAACAATAGCTTGCACAGGCTGGAGCTTATTTCCTACAATAGTTCCTCCTTCAATCACTCCTCAATCTGTAAGCCCTCTGACAAGTCCACTAATATCATGATCGTAGGTAATATTCTCTCAGTTTAAGTTTCCTATTCTTTGCATATCTGATTCAAACAATAATTAAAAATCTTCTGTTCAATACTATATTGCTTACATTCAAAAAACTGTTCAATCTCAAGGTCAAAATAAAAAAAATCTGACCGCATTTTTCAGTCAGATTTCTTTTTTTTACCCAAAATTAGAGTGATTGTACATTAGTTAATACTCCGAGAGCTTCAGAATTCTCTACTTGGAAGTCAGTCCTGATAGAAAGATAGAAGATATTCGCTTCTAGCTCAGCATCTCTGTCCATTTCCAAAGTAAAGTCTCTCTGGATTCCCCAGATGAGGTTGTTTGGATCGGTCATGATCACATCAGTACCATCGGTTAAGCATTCATACACTTTCTCATTTCCAGTATAGGTATAAGGAACTGGCGTGTCAAAAGTAATAGTTGTCCCACTTTTACTTGCAACAGACCCTACCCATTCAAGAGCAGTTCCGATACCAATTACCAATTCATCCCCTACATCAATGTTATTTGCACTTGCTACAGTGATGGTTTTTTGTCCTGCAGTATTTGCACTCGCAAGGGTAGTTGATGCTCCGCCAACCTTAACTACTGGTCTATCTTCTCTGAGCAATGGAATATCAATAAAGTTTTTCCCTGCATATCCTGCTTGGTTTACAGTATTATACCCAGCCAAAGCCTGATATTTCTCCAAGTAGTCCAACTTCAGTCCATCAGACATAAAGATTTCCAAACCTGAGCGGTATTGATTTTTGAAAGACTTTCTAAGCTTTTTCAATTTTCCAAGATCAATACTTCTCTTGTCAAACATATTGGTATCTGCAGCATCCACGATTACCCCAGCCCTTTTGAGGAAACCATCTACTTGATTGAGGGTAGAAATAACATTTGCAGTTGCAGGAGTAGCTCCAACAAATCTTCCATAAAGAGCAGTTTTCTCAAGCTGATTCCCCGCTCTCTTAGCAAGCATTCTCATTAGATGCTCTTTGAATGCTGTACCTTCAATATTATCTTCCAATTCATCATCATGGATTACGACCTTGGCTCTCATTTTTTTGGATTCAAGCCTGATGGTATCAGTAGCAGCTTCAACCGCTTTCCCTGTAAATTTTGTTCCTGATCTTCCTGCAGGATAGAGCACCTCTTCTCCAATATTTACTTTTGCGATTTCTTGGATTGGATTCTTCATTTTTACCTTTCTTACTTTTTTAAGCAAGGTAGATTCGTCTTGGATATAATCAATAAACAAATCCGCCTGCTTAGTATTCAGATGCACTAGCTTAGAGTTTCCAGCTTCTGCATTAAATGCTTTCGCAATTTTTTGTGTAATGTTCATTGTAAATGTCAAATAGAGAATAAAAAATTTTTAATTGTTAAAGTCCCAAGGATCATCAGCTGATTTATTTACATCTTGCTGCTGATTGCTTGATGGACTTAAACCTTCTAGGGTTTCAACTCTTTCTTCTAGTTTTTTTACTTTCTCCTCAAAGAGTGATTTTAGATCTTCTTTAAGACCTTCTATGCTATCTGCAGACACAAACAAATCAGCATACTTCGTGATTTGCTCTTGCATTGCATTGACAGTCTTTTTAACCTCTGCAACAGTATTTGCAGTTTTTTCTACTTCCTCATTTTTTGAGTCAGTTTCATCTACTTCAGTTTCTAGCTCTTTATGAACCTCAGCAATCTGTTCACTAATTTTCAAGACCTCCTCCTTATTATCTTCCTGAATCTTAGTGATGAGTTGTGAGTTCAAAGCCGCTAGTTTAGCGATTTTCTCCTTCATATTTTGTAGTATAAAAAATAAATACATTATGCTTACATTCAAAGAAGTGTTCAATCTCAAGGTCAAATTATTTTTGCAAATCTTTCTTGAGATTTTTTAGAGCTTTTTTGTCTGGTTTATCTTTATTTTTGACTTCATCATAGCTACTTTGCCCTGTAATCGCTGGCAAGAGTTCCATCATCTCCATTACATATTCCAAAGTCCACTTCCTGATTGCTTCACGATCTTGGTGGAGGTAGTGCATCAAAGCCCCTTCAATGAGAAGGAATTGTCCAAAATCAACCTCTCTCTTTTTTTGCTCTTTTTTGAGCGTTTTATTGCTTGTGAGAGAAGCAAAAAGACCCTCCATTTGCCTTTTATTGAGTTGAGGAACTCTTTCGTTAAATTCTCAAAGAATCTTGAGGTATCCAGCTTGTGGATCTTCATTCAGCAGTAAAAAATCTTCCCAAAGAAGGACTCAAACCCTGAACTCTTTTCCTCGTGCTTTATACTTCAGTACCGCTCTCATACTCTTCATGGATTCTTTTTGTAATATAAAAAATCATATTCTGAATATGCCTTTTTGTTCGGTATCTCATATCTACTTGCTCATTCTTGAGTCTGAGGTAGTCTCTGATAATTGGCTCTCGCTGCTTTTCTACACTCGTTCATAAAAAACGAGAATAAAAACTGCCTTTTATATTCAGGATTTGCTCTGCAAGAAATGGTGGCACATCTCCAGCAAGATATTTTACTCCTTGAACTTGAATTTCGTCAATTCTTTCGTTCTCGTCTAGGTTAATTACAGTCATTATTTCAATACTTTCCTTAAATAAAAAACAAAGGTATCTAAAGCCTCCTTCCCCTTTTCTATCAACCCTTTTCTCAGATAACTACGAGCTGGCATGTTTGGAGTTCCAAACTCTTGATAGCGAGCATATTCCATGATTGGAGTTTTCCCCTCTGTTAGTCAATGCTGGAGATTGACTCCAATCTTTGCTTCTAGATTATCATTTACCTCGTAGGCAATAGACCTCTGCAAGTTTCCTGTTACAGGTCTAGTAAGGTCTTTTGGTGGTCTCGTAGGATCACGAGGAGTGATGGCTCTGATATCATCTGTAAGCTGTTCTGCTGCTACTGAGAGCCCATCTTTGATTATTCCTCTCAGCTCTTCAACTCCAGCTGGATTGATGGTAAAATTACTCATTGATTGCTTCTACATAGAGGAGTAAATGATCATCTTCTCCGTCAAATCATGGAGTAGCATAGACAAACTCTACTTGATATTTTTGCCCCTTATTGTCCAAGATACGATCTCCCTTTTCAATTTTGGGTCAGAATTCTAGCCTGATGTTGTGGCTCGCGAGGAGGTATTCCATCTGGTTGGGCTTGTGAGCCGTTCCCATTATTTGTTTGTAGTCTGCTTTATTGAGCATTATCAAGCACGGGATCTGCTCTCCAGTGCTGGTGTATTCTTTAGTCGCTTCTCCGTTGGGGAGAGTAATTTTTTGATGTTTCCAGATGGTAATAGTTCTATTGAAGTCTGAAGCAAATGAACTAAGGAGTGACATTATATTTTTTTACAAGATAAAAGACGAAAAGGTTTCAAAAGCTGATTTCGGTTGGTGGTTTGTTTTACGATGCTGGCTTTTTCACTCTCAGTTTTGCTAAAATAAGAAATTCTGAGGGTATCTATCTGCTTGGAGCTGATTTCTAGACTACCTTTATTTTTTTCTATTCTGAGTGCTTCTTTTACCCGTTCTAGCATTGCAGTTTCCAAAGCTTCAGGAATTTGTTCAAATCCTGCGGTATAGTGAACTTCCACCTCTCCCTTGACTTTGTCTGTAAGATAGAGAATATTTTTCTGATATCTTTTTACTTCGTAATTACCTACACTTTCCACCGAAATGATTGGTGCAGAAAGGAAGAGCATTGCACTCTTCCCTACACTAATCCACTCGGTCTTTTTATGTGGCTCTAGTTTATAGCCAAGCTGTTGCTCTAATGCTGATTGAGCATCACTGAGCATTATCTTCAGTTTCTCATCTTGACTAGTATCAGCAATTCAAAGCCTCTTTTTAAGCTGAGTGAGTTCCATATTTTTGGCATTTACGGTCTAAATTATTCTTGACTAGCGTCTTCTGCTGCTTTTTGTATTTTTTCAATAAGAGATTCTCTAGCTTCTCCTTCTTCAATCTCTACTCCAAGTTCTTGTGCGAAGGCTTTAAGTTCTTCATCACTTGCAGTATCAAGATCAATTCCTTTCTTTTCTGGCTCTTCTTCTTTCTGTTTTTCAAGAGCGGTTGCTATAATCTCTCTTATGGTATTTGCAGTAGTATTACTAGGATTTTTAATTTCAATTCCTTTTTCAGCTGCAAATTTTAGGAGCTCTGCTTTTGTCATTTCTGCGAGGGTAAGCTCTTTACTTTCTTCAGCCTCTCCGAGTTTTATCCATCCAGCGAGAAGCAAAGCTTCAGGTTTTTCAACTTCAATAATTGCTCATGGGCGATATCCGTTATACATCACATTAGTTGCGTTCTTTAGTTTAGTTAGTGCCATTTTTTACATCATAAATAATAAAAAAACACCTCCTTATAGTTCAGGAGGTGTTCAATCTCAAGGTCAAATAAAAAACTGATATTACTATCTTATGAATTTAGAAGTTCTTTTTTCTTTTTTTCAAATTCCTCTTTTGTGAGGATTCAGTCTTTATAAAGTTTCCCTAGTTTTTCTATTTTATCTAAATCATTGTGTTCAGGAGAATGCTGTTGAGGTTTTCACATCTTATCTTCAATAGCTTTTTTTGCATCTTCGCATCTATCAATTCAAGAGAATCTTACTGGTTTATCATTCCCTGTAAAAAATTCTAAGACTCCACCTACATGGGTATTAATATTGTTAATCTTATCATATCTTACTTCTTGAATCGTCTTAAACCATAGCCCGCTCTCAAGTCTTACTTTTTCATTTTCTATTATAAGTTTTTTGCTATTAAAACTTAGCATTCGTAAAAAAAATAGTCCTGAGGCTATCAAAAAAGCAAATCCAGCTGAACTATTTCATTCTATAAACTGAGCTATTGCAATAACCAAAAATACTACAAAAAAAAGGAAAAGTGGGAAAGTATAGATTCATTTTCTCCCAAATACCTTTTGTCCAGCTTCGTTCCTCATGATAACAAAATTTTACAATCTAAAAACCACCTATAACACATTGTCGACCAAACAATCCCCAAAAGAGAAAGTGCCATAGGTGGTTTGCTTTCTCTTGGGTTTCTGGTTTGGTCTCTTCTGTATATAGGATTTTTTACAGAAAAGTCAAGAAAAAACTGACTCTACAGAGAGTCAGCCTTTTTTATGTAAGAACAGAGAATGCTATTCAGGATCTTGCTCGTCAATAATATTGAGAACCGTTCCATCTACGAGCGGGAATGCAGTTACTTCTACATCCACTCCGATACCTTCCTCATTATCATCGTCATTCAAGAAGTTTAATTCTAAAGCCTCTCCTGATTGATACCCCTTAGGGAACTCAATAGTAAGATTCTTTCCATATTCATTCGTATTCACGAACTTAAATCTAGAAAGTTTCTGAGACTTCATGATGTTTTTGTAAACAATCTTTTTAACTGCATTTGGAGTGTATTCGTATACAATCTCTACTTTTTTATCTACTACATTTTTGAAAACGATTCCTGTATCTCCGTTAATATTTACCAGAGAATAATGAGTGTTTGCACTCCAAGCAGTATTTGCACCATCTTTGTCGTAAGTTACGGTCTTGATAGTTACATTTGTGTCATTAGCATTTTTATGAGGAAGGATTACGACTTGCCCTGCAGCTGCTTCTCAAGCATTAAGAACGAAAGTATCGGTCTGCTTTGTCCCCGCTACTTTACTTACTTCTCCGAGTCCATCAATCTGACTCAAAACATCAAACTTAATTTGGAAAAGCTTCGCTGAAAATTTGGCTTCAGTAATTCTTGTCCTAGGAGCCTGTTCACGATTACTCCACTTTAGTTTTTTGATCTTTCTTGTTACTACAAGCTTTGCGTCATTGAGAGCTCCGAGATTAATATATCCATCTCCAAAATCTGCAAAAAAATCTACAGATCCCATTCTCACTGACTGATCATCATAACGAACTTCTGGTTTTCCCATGGTATTTACTATAAAGGTTAAAAGTTTTCATCTACTAACTTAAATCTTAGTGTTGCATGCACTCCATGCATTCTTTTTTCGCTGTAATAGGATTGGTCAAGACTCATTAAGCTACAGTGTCTAATAGGAGGAATTTTCAGACCACTGAAGTGCTTAATAACCTCATCAATCAGAGCCTCTGCTCTCCATAATTGCTCAGACCAAGCAGAAATCTGATAGATTCCAATCCTTGCAATTCCCTTGCGATGCTCTGCAATTCTAGTGTAGATGAGTGCAGGATCTCATTTTCCTTCCTCTGCTACAACAGGTTTGATCTGCTTTGCTTGGGTTGCGATGCTTGGAGTCCCAGACAGTTGCTGGTAGATGAAAGTAGTGATGTTAATCATCGCTTTGGATTACAAATAAAGAAGTGTTCAATCTCAAGGTCAATTCACACTATGTAGACTCTTGGTCTTTTTGGTAAAATTTCTTTATTTTTTCCAGCTTCTCCATCTGTTCCTTATTCCACCCCTGTTTAACTTTCAAAACAGAAAAGAAACCGCTGCTTGCTTTTGGAACAGCTGGAGTTTTATCTTTGCTTACAATAGAGATTTTATCTACAATCAAATTAATCAAGTTTTTCATGCTATTTTTCAAAAAATAATAAAGTCTGACTAGGTATATTGTCCCTTTCATTCTATAGAAATTCAGATAAAGTCGCCCTCTTGAACTTTTTGGAAAGTATCTTCATCGAATTGAATCCCTACAATCCAAGTTCACTGAGGTATCACATCTCCATTCCACTCCATATCTACAAGCGTCAGATAACTTTCTACAAAGTGTGCAGTTTCAATATCAGTTTTCTCTTCGTGATCAATGTTCACCGCTTTTTCTTGAAGATTTTTCATAAATTCATACGCCGCTTTTTTTATTTCTTCAGCTGAAATTTTATCTCCATTGAGATCTATTTCATCAGGGACTAGAGCGATAAAGAGAGCAGTATTCTGACTTTCTATCTTTTTGATATTCCTAAACTCCATTTTTCCGCTTAAAATAAAACACCTCCTTATAAATTAGGAAGTGTTCAATCTCAAGGTCAAATTATTCTTGAAGAAACTCTTCTTGATGATCAAGAGCTTCTTGAATAAACAATTCTTCGTCTCGGTTGGGGTCTTCTTCTCAAGTATACTCAGGACGATAAGACCACATACTTGGAGAAACTTCATCTTCTATCTCTTTTTCAGTTCTCATATCTTTCATTACGATTGCCCTTCAGCGAGCATTGAGAAGCGTTTCCATTCTTGCTTCCTCTCCTCGTTTCCTGAAAATCACACAGCCAAGACCACTCGTGTCTACTTGATACTTCTTTTTGTATCGTCGCTGGAGGACTCCATTTGCTAATACTTGAGTCATTCGTATAGGTCAGAATAAAACTTTTTGATAGCCTTGTTTGTGTTTGGAAAATACTCCTCAAAGACTTTATTTTTGGTATGGGCTATCACATTCATATTGGCTACCGCTTCTTTCTCTCCATGTTTCTCTAGATAACTCTTTTCGTGGGTTTCATAATTCATTTCTCCTTTTTTTATTCCATCTATCATATCTAAAACCACCAACGAGTCAAGCTCAAGTCTTTGCGAAAGTTCAATAGTCGTTTGTGCTTTACCAGCAATCCCTATTGTTTGCTCATATCGGTAATAGTGGGCGTATTCCTTTACTTTCCCCTGATATGCTGTTTTTATCCACTCAAAGCTTTGCCCATTCCATTTTTTGATCACATCTATTTGTCCATCAATTTCTTTGAGCATTATTCCTTGGATTTCTTCTCGCGTTTTTTGCATTGTAGGGCTTTGCATGATAGCTTTATAATGGAGCCAATGCCCAGCTTCGTGCAGCTCATCTATTTTCTGATTCAGACTTCCTTTCTCTCGCCCAAGGGTGAGGGTATTCTTTGCTGGATTGAATGAGCTGAAGTCATTTCCACTCAGTTGATATTTCGGCAGCTCTCCAGCTTTCCAGAAGTTTGGAGGTAAAACATTATTAGAAAGCTGATCGTAATTCTCAGGTAATCCGTTCCATGCTCGGTCTTTGCTATGATCGTAGATTCCATCAGGAAGCTCTCACGGTTTAAATGGACGAACTCTAAGCTTGCATCTGCAGTTCACATGCCCAAGCGGACAAAAGTGTCCAGAAAAGAAATCTTGATTGAAAGGTATCCAATCTTGATTTTGATTATCCATACAGATATCGCTCACTTTATTATCATTGCTAGTTTGCCGATATTTTCGTCCCTCAATTCCTGTTCTCTTCATGAGTTCTTGGTGTTGTTTCACAGTTCCTTGAATATAGGCTGTTCCTACTTCATTATTGGCGATCATATTCGCCCTATACTTAGAAAAAGCGAATGAAGTCTGAAGTTTTTCTAGGAGCTCTTTTTTGCTGAGTTGGTTATTGAATGCTTGGTTGAGAAGCTGATTTACTTCTTTCTTAGTGGTCTCATTGATTCCACTGATCATCTCTCCTGCATGTTGAGCAGCTCGATCTTTTGCGTGCTGATTATCTACTGCAAAGCTCAACCCAAAAGCACCTCACACCTTGTCTTGTTGGATCATTCCGATACTGTATGCTTTACTAAGTGTAGTTTCTGCTTTGAGCGTATATTTTGCGAGTTCTTCTTCTCGCTGGAAAATTTCCTCTTGTGAAAGTTTGGTTATCTTAAATTCAGGAAGTTCTTCTACATAATCCCAAGCCTTTTGGTATTGTAGTTCTCGCAATTCCTCAAAAACTTCTCTGAGCTCACTATGAGGAACGAGAAGTTCTTCTCCTCCAAGGTCATATACTTGGAATTTAGTTTCTTCTTCCATCTTGACCTTGAGGACTTTTTCTGTTGTGATTTTTAATATACTATTGAGCTTCATAGTCGTTTTTGATAGAGGCTGAAAGTTTATTGATTTTTTCAATATCATCTTGTCCAAGGGTAAAATTCGCCCCTCCAACTCCTGTTGCCATTTCATCTCCTCCTACTGTAAGTTCATCATAGTTCATAAACTTTCTAATCTCATTTTTGGTAAAGCAACCAGTTGCAGTCAGAATTTTTACGGTTTCAGCGTCAGTTTTTCGTTCTTTAGTATCCACTTTTTTGAGTTGGATTTCTTCTACTTTGCTTGCATATCTTTTATCATCTCCAAAAAGCAGTTGGATTGACTCTAAAATTAGCTCTTGCAAAGGGAATACTGTATTTTTATAAAATGCAGAGAGTGCAGTCGTCGAACTTGCTTTATTGCTATCGGTAGTGTCTAATAGATCATAAGGAATTTGGAATCTCATAGCAATTGACTTCTGGAGATGTTGCCTATAATTTAGGAAAGCTTCGGTATTGATTTCATCAGAGAGATTCGTTACTGAGATTTTTCAAGGGAAAATCATTGTTGAGTGGGCATTTTCCACTCCTTTAGCTTCTTGTTGAAATCGTTCCTTGAGGGCTTCTAGGTCTTCTTCTGCGGTCATTCCGCTTTCATCATTCAGAATTTTTTGCTGGATAAGCCCATTATCAAAATACCCTGTATAGTATTGGTCAATCTGCTTAAGGATAAGAACCTGCATCAATACAGGATAAAAAAGACTCTTTCCCCATCTTATATCGTCACTTTCCTCTAGCTTAATATGTAAAATTTCCGTTAGATTTGGATTAAACCCACAGCTTTTTTCTCCTGCGTTATACCTAAGTTCCCAAGCTCAAGCTCCACTTGTAGCGTGAATTGCAATCTTTTCCGCCCATTGATCAAAAGGAGTGAAAGCATTGAAAAAGCTCTTTTCAGTCCCGTTTTCTTGTACGAATCCACCCCCTTTGATCTGTTTAATGCTTTTAGCTGCTACAGGGTAAATTGCCTGAATTTCTCCTTTTTTATTCCTTGAGATTTCCAAAAAAGCATTCCCATATTTAGCAAGAGATTTGGCGATAAACCCGATTTTTACCATCTTTACAGCTTCTTTGAGGACTGGATCCTCAATATCTCGTCCACTATTGATTCCGAGGGTGATTTTATCTACGATACCAGCAACGATATAACTTCAGTCATAGACCTTGTCATATACGGAGAAATCCTGAGAATAGCTCGTATACCAATCATTCTCTTTCACTTGATTGGAAATCCCTTTTTGGATTTTTTTGATAAGGGTTTTATTTGCTCCAATAAATGGAGATTTAATTTTTAATACCTTCATTCGTGCAGAAAAAAAATAAAAATCAGATTTTCGTCTTAATGTTCGTCTTTGAGTTGTTCATTCTCAAGGACAAGTTCATGATAGAGTTTTTCAAAAAATTCTATATCTAACCCTTGCTTATTTCCTCCGCTTTCTATTCTTCTAAGCGTCCTTTCACTTACGCCCATTTTATCTGCAAATTCCTTGAAATTCATCCCAAAAATAGAAATCCTGATCAACTTTACTGCTTGTCATGGCAAGTATTCAGACTTCTCGTGTCGCTTTTGTAGGGTTTCGATGTAATAGCTATCTATTGCCAATCAAAAAAAACGATAAAGATGATCTAAAGTCTCTTTCTGCACTCTTCCTCATCTGAGAAGAGAATAAAAAGTATTCCTCGCAATCTTTGTCTCCTTGCTAAGTTGGGAGAGACTTTTCTTTCTGATGTATCTCTTAATTTCATTGATCAGCATTTTATTTCTTTTTTATAAATAAAATCCTATTTCTCCTTTTCTCAAATTCAAAGTATTCCCTCATCATAAAAGTATCAGCAAGATCAGGGGACATTCCTGAGAGAAGATTTTTTTGTTCTTCCTTCCCGTTTATCTGTTTTTTTCAGTCTTTATCCGCATTTTTTCTCTTGATTGCTCTAAGCTGCTTTTTGAGGAGGTCTTTGATTTTATAGGTTTTACCTCCTAGGACGACATAATCTCTTCTGACTCCATCTACTTGCACATTATCGAGCGAGATTGCAGCCTTCCCCTCATTGGTCCTATAAGCAGTGCGGTAATAGCACTGAGTCTTAAGGTTTGCATAGTTCTCTTTAATCTTTGTATTTGGATCTTCTAATACTGAAGCTCATCCTGAAAATCCTACATACCCCCCCATATCTACCAGCCCTCCACCGATTCAGTCTTGATCTACAAGCACTCTTGATTTTTGAACTTTATATTCTGCTCTAAGCTGCTCTATGCTCTCGTGAAGCGTAGTCATTGCTGACTTAGTTCGGATACGGATTGCGGAACATTGTCGTCCCTTTCGAAGAAATATCACGGCTAAATCTCTACCAAATCTAGCCACATCACAAGTGATATAGTAGTCTTCAGATTCTTCTACAAAGTTGGAAAATAAATCTTCCAATGCATGATGTTCATAAATACAACTATTATCAATGGAGATGTTCCAGTTTCCATCAAGAAGTTTGCTCTTTTCTTCCTCGTCCTGAGCGAGGAGGTTGGCGAGATATGCGGGGTCTTTTTCCAAAAGGGCTTCGTTCTCATAAATATCTCACTCAATGAAAGTAAACGACTTAACTAAATCCTCAATTTCCCCCTTAGCTAGCACCTCAGGGGTAAAAATATGAGGGCACCTTTTTACTACTTCTTCCCTCGTGTCTCCTCGCACGATATTGCTATTATCTACCGTAAAATATCTAATCACACCGTCCCTTTCCTTGATAATATAGCCAGTCTCAGGGTCTACCCACCAATCAATAAGCTCCTTAACCCAACTATCAGGGTCAGGATTACAAGTCGCTCTGATATACGGTCTTACTCCACAAGTTGATCTATTTCTTGAGAAAAGGTAAAAAAACTGCTTCTTTGTAAAGTGTGTCAATTCATCAAATCCAATGAACGGCACATTGGTTCCTTGTCGCTTGAAGATGTCTTTCTCCTGCTCCAAGTGGGTAAATTTGATTTTGTTTCCATTCCCAAACTCTCGAGAAAGATCATGTCTTTTTGGATCACCTCATGCAAACGGATAAAAGCTCATTGCCGTATCTCGGAGACCTCATTCATTCGTAATCTGCGGAGTTTCCCTACGGAAAATCACTCCTCCAAATCAAGGAACGGTGGTGAGATATCTGAGAGGATCCATCAATATCGCAAAAGTCTTTCCAGCTCCTGCTTTTCCTCCTCCTACTACAATATCCGCAGGACAAGAGAGAAATTTCATCTGGAATCATTCCTGAGGTCTGATTGCTATTTTTTCGGTCATCTTCAGTTATCAGGAATAAAAATCTGAACTGGATTCTCTGCATCTCCTTTGAGAGTAGTTTCCTGTTTATCCTTAAAGTCAGGATCAGTCCTCTTGAGATATTCAATCGCAGCTCTTCGGTCGCCTTTTATTCCTGCGTGGATAAGTGTTTTTTTACAGCTAAGTTTTGGGTAAACTTTTGCTGCATTTATTCTACTAATAAAATCCTCCTGCATTTCCTTAGTAAAATTGTCAGAAAACTTCCTCTCAGGGTCAATCCAATCATAATAGGTCTCCCTGCTAATTCCTGCATAAGCACAGGCATCGGTATCGCTTCACGCACAGCGAAAAGCCTCCTCGAGTTTTCTGACAACCTCCTCTGTAAATTTACTCGGACGACCTCCCTTATTTTTTTGCTCAGTTTCCTTGCTTTTTATTGCTTTTTGACTGGTTTTTCTCGTGGAGGTCAGGTTTTTTGTCTGCTTCGCCATGATCTTCAGGTTTTTTTGATAAAAATTCTATTGGGATACATTCAGAGAAACAGCCTCCAATAATAACCCAAAAATAAACAGCTCAATATATGGTATCTATATCAAAAATTTCTGCTTCCTTTCCTTTGTGGATTCAGTCTATAATAAGCACAATCTCTCATTTTTTGAATGGGATTGTCGCTATGGGATTGTCGCTATGGGATTGTCGCTATGGGATTGTTTGGTCTGTTGCATAGCAATCATGGTAAAAAGATTAAAAAATCTGATTCAGATCGAGGTCGCCTCTATTGAGGCAGGTAATCTCTCTTTTTGTGATCCTCTTATATCTTTTGAGGATTACCTCCACATACTTCGAATCCAGCTCAATGTTTATGCTCAGTCTTCCTGTCTTTTCGGCTGCTATCAGCGTCGTTCCGCTACCAGCAAAAGGCTCTAAAACTGACTCTCATTCTCTGCTCGAATTTAGGATTGCACGCTCGACCAGCTCTACTGGCTTTTGGGTAGGGTGTTCGTAATCTTGGACTGGATGACGTTTTTGAGTTCGTATCGTAGTTAAGCCCTCCTTTTCTGCTTCCTTAACCTTTTTGATCATTTGTAAAATTTCCTTATCGCTCTTCTCTGCTCGGGTGGGTAGAGTTCGCACCGTTTCTTCGTATATCTCGCTACCATATCGTGGTATGTCTGCATCTTTCATCCTTGCATAGAAGAATGGTTCGTGTTTGCTCTTGTAAGCAGCCCCGATGTGATTAATACTTGGCTTGTTCCAGATGAGTTGGCTGATGATCTCGATACCATTCTCCTCCATAGCATTCTGAAACTCTCTTTGAGTTTTACTAGCATGGAAAATATACATTGGAGCAGTTGGTTTGAGTGCTGTTTTAAGTGCATGAAAAGTATCGTGTAAAAAGAATAAAAAATGCTGATCACTCATACGGTCGTTCATAATTCCGTTGCTGGTCTTCTTACCCGTCCCCTTGTAATTCACATTGTAGGGAGGATCAGTGAAGAGAAGATCAGCCTTTTTGCCTGCGAGTTGTATGAGTTGCTCGTAGGTTTCTGATTTTGTGCTATCTCAGCAGATGAGGTAGTGCTTTCCGTTTTTACCTTCTAATTCAAAAATATCTCACTCTTGAACGATTGGATCTGGTTGGACTGCTGGAACTTCGTCCTCTTTGTCCTCGTCTCGTTCTTCTTCCTCTAGTTGGAGGTCAAATTCAGAGAAGAGATCATTCATCCGCTCATCGTTGAGCTCCTGAAGTTCTATTTTTAAGTTCTCCAAATCATACTCACTCAGATCAGAGAGCCTATTGTCTAACAGTCTGTATTTCTTTTTCTGATCTTCTGTTAAGTCCGTGTATTGGATTACAGGGACTTCTTTCAGCTTCAGCTTTTTGGCTGCTGCTAATCTTCAGTGTCCTGCTAAGATGATATTGTTCTCATCAATAAGAATAGGAGCCCTGAATCAGAGTTCTTTGATGCTTTTTGCTATTTTTTTTATTTGCTCTGCATCATGTATTTTGTTATTCCTCTCGTAAGGAATAAGAGTGTCTATGGATATATTCTTGAGCATGAGTAATTACTGGCTACTAGGTAAAAAGTCTGGATTCTCTATTTCGTACCACCTACGGATTTCGTCCGCCTTCCTCACGGACGAGTTGCCTTAGGTGTGCGATTTCTCGTCCTCGCTCCGCTCGGCGAGGCTTTCGGACGAGCTGATGCTTTTTGTAGGACAAGCTTCTTCTTGATGGTTTTTAAGCTCTTTTCAGCGGAGGAGCTACCCTCCGCCTCCAAGCAAGCCTTGCAAAATTTTTGTTTCCGTCGTATTCCCATACCATACCCGCAACGAGGGCAAATAGGGACTTTCGGTTTAATATCAGACATTATTTTTTAGTTATCTCGTAAAGCTCAATTTCACACCTTGGATTTTCTTTATCAATTCCCATTGAAGTTGCCTCAATGCAGGCTAAAATCTCGTGATTATCATCAGCAAAAAGCCCATATCTCACAAGGAGATCATTGATACTTTCCAGTTTATTGGAGAGATCAGTCTTGCGACTATCAGGAAATCGGAACTTATATACCACTTTTAGAGGTTTGTCTAGCTTTAGCGGTCTGATTTTGTCCGCTATAAGTCGCTTGATTTGATCATTTTCCCATTGCTGATATTTAGTATTGGGGAAAACACAGATTTTCCCTTTTACATACTTAGCAAAATGAGCATTCTTTTTACTGGGGATTCTTCCCCTGATTATGATAGTGGTAGACATCACTTTTCTCTTAGGGGATAAAGAATTGGATGATTCCATATTTGAGCAAGAATTTTCCTTGCCGTTCCTTTATCTACGCAAGAACGGAAATAGTCCTTATTTCTAGAGACCGTTTTATCTACCCGCTCGTGCTGCTCTATAGAGTCCACGAGGATGATATTCTCTGGATTAAGTCTATATTCTGGAAACATCCCCTTAGGCAGGATATGAGCAAATTGATAACTTCTTGCTTCCTCCATAGTAATTGGACGACCTGTAAGGTCAGTTTTCCCTCTTTTTTCTAAAATTTGTAAAAAAAGAGAAGACTCGGATCCACCATTAGCAATCCTTGTTCTTCTCTTTCTTCAGATTTGTTTTATTCTTGATTTTTTCATAAAAGCAAAACAACTCTCAAGTAAAAGAGAGTTTATGCTTATAGACTTTGTATTGACAGCAAAATTATAGCCTTTCCTTAGGCTATTTCAAGCTTTTTTGCTAGTTTCTTGCATTCTTCTTGATTGTTGTATATAAAATCACTATAATTTGAAATGTCAATACAAAGAATGCATAGACTAAGTATATTCTTTATTTTGTTTATGCAAAAAATTATGACTGCAAATATTACATTTTCAGAAGCTTTTGATAAATATGTAAATTATCTCAAGAATTATAAAAATAGCTCTCAAGCTACCATTACCACTTACTCCAGTTTTCTTAACCAATTTCACCTGTTCGTCAAATACGAAAAAAAGCTTTTTGAGCTAGATATCGCGAGTATCAGTATCGAGGATATTCACAACTACATTACCTACAAAAAAAACAAAAAATCCAGATCCTACGCAAGAAGAAATAAGCCCCTCAGCCCAAACACTCTGTTTCTGCATATCGCAGCTATCAGGAGTTTTTTCAAGTATTTAAATATGCAACACTGGTCTGAGCTTAATTATACTCATATTGAGCAGACTTCTGTCGTCCCTCCTATGGTGCATACCATTACAGACGAGGAACTCCAAGCGTTGATGAATGCTCCAAGTATGGAAACAAAACCGCTTATCAGAATCAGGAACAGGATCATGATGTTGCTCGGATATTACTGCGGATTGAGAGCTCACGAAATCCTTGCAGTGAGATTTTCGGATATTCCGAAAAACTGATGAGCACTGGAAATTAGACAGAAGAGAAACAAAATCAGAAAAATTCGGATAAAAAAGGAAATAGCTGATGAAGTTTTAAGCTATAAAGCTGAGAAAAAGAAAATTCTCGGAGACTTTTGGGGATCGGCTTCAGATTATGTTTGTACGAGCTTTTCTAATAATTCCAAGAGAGATAAGATATTGAATGTTTCTGCAATCACTCAGATTTTTGCGAAATATAGAAAAAAGCTTGGTTTTACTGCTCAGATTACTTCTCATTGATTAAGGAGAAGATTTGGGACTGATCTGTATGCCAATGGAGTGCCTGCAGAGGTCATTCAGCAACTTTTCGGACATGCAAGTATCACTACAACCCAAAGATACATAAAAATTTCTGATGAGGTATTAGAAAAAAGTTGTCTTTTGTTGCAGTAAGTTAAATTTTTTCTAAAAAAAACTAAAAAAGACCGCTTAATGTCTGGTCTTTCATTTTCCTGTAATTTTAACTTGATTTTTATTTTTTTATTCATAAAATTTCCTCCGTTATCAAGAGACGCCAATTTGGTGTTTAGAGATCTTTCACAGTTGAGAATGATTTTACAGGTAAAAACTCGTATTTTCTAAACTTTACCGCTAGAAATATTCATTAATCTATTTTCAAAATATAATAAAGCTGATCTTCTGAAGAATAGGTACATTCTACAGTTCAATCCGTTTTTACAATAAATTTATCTTGTTGTCCTTTGGGTGTTCTCTCCAAAGAAGTACACAAATGTAAACAACTAATATCATATCTCGGACGAATGTTATTTCGAGAAAGAAGGAATCCAGTGGGAGATTTTCTCCATCACCATAAATAAAACAGTCCTCCTAAACAGTTTTTGAGAGCATCTGGATGGTCTATAAAATTCGCTTCATTCGGAGTTTCCATCTTTGCAATTAACACGATAGCTCAGAAATCTACACCTTCTTTTCTAAACATCTGATACACATAATTACTTTTTCAAAAAAACCTTGTAGATACTCTATTGGAGTAAGTATTATTTTTGAAACTAACTTGAGAGTTTTTAAGAGGATCACTAGGAATAGAAGAAATATACTCTGATAATTCTGGAATAAAATTAGTCACAGGTCCCATTAACGTACCCCAATTTTCTAGCTCACGATTTACCCTCTCAACCAAAGGAAAGTTTCTATGTCCATTCTTATAAGACTCAATTGCTACAGCAATATTCCTTAAATCTATTTGTCTTCTTATATCTCTTGTTCTTTCCATGTATTTCATTATCCTTGGGAATAAGGCTGAAGTTAAAGCTCCAATAATTACAACAACAACTGATATTTCCACAAGCGTAAAAGCTTTAGAAATTTTATGTACTTCTTTTTTTCTACCTCAAATTAAATTTCTCAT